CCCTGGTTAGCTGCTGCTGCTGCGACTCCAAAGGTTGCTGCTATCTGGTCAACCAAAGGGGAAAATCGCCTAGTGTGGTCGCGATCTATTCTCATCTGCGTCTTGGTCGAATGCATGACTTGTGCTCCATCCAAGTACAGTTCATTCAGGTAAACGAACTTTATAGTAGAAAAGAAACTTTTCACACCATCCATCTTGAAACCAAGCAGTGCATAGATTTGATCTAGGAGTTCCCGTGCGCGCGTGGCCTTCCCAGTTGCCTGATCAGGAGTCCCATCCAAGACAACCACACATGCTGCATCGTCTATCAAGCACAGGGTGTACGCAGCCTCCTTTGCTGAGAGTATTCCCAGTTCTCGCAATTGGTATGCCCAGTATATCAAGATATGGGCGTGCATTGTAGTGTCCGATGTCGCTGGCCAGCCTTGAATGTTGCCTTCAGGACACGGGGCCTTCGCTTTGATGCCACGTCTATCCACAAAGACTTCTAGTCTGTCCCATATTTGCTTGACTGCTGTTGGGTCAGGACACTCTGTAGTACCAAGGGCATACTCTTGCCACGCGTGAAAAATCATCCTAGGCATATCAGGAGACCATGCTGTGATGTCAGTAGATGTCGCTAGGGCCACTTTCGGGCTATGACGAGAAACAGCTTGAGCCATTGTTTGGAATTTCCTTTTATGTCTGACTGCATCTATTCTTATGGAGACTCCTGGTGTCATAGCACTCAGCGGTCGAATAGCCTTGTCTGTTTCTGTCAGGAATTCACGAGCTGTATCACAAGCTGACAGTGTCTCTCGCACTTTCTTACCAGGTTTGGTGTTCTCTGGCTTCCCAGCTTCCCCGGCTATGATCTCGTCTGAGTCATCTAGCTCTTTCCTGAAGACTCGATCCCGCCATTCAGACATTAGCATTCCATTGGATAATCGTGATCCTATGAAGATTGCATGCAGGAGCTCGTTCTGCTCAGAGGGGTCCAATGACCTAGACTCCGACCTGTCAAGATACTTAGAAGACTGTGCAACTATCCTTGTAGCATCTTTGGCTTCGAAGACATGGTAATCACCTGAAGAATCATATGGGAATTCACCATGGATCCAGACCCAGCCCCATTGCGCCTTTGGTGGCAATGTCAATGAACCTGTTAGCGACTTCCTGGCCCACCTGGAATCTTCCCATGAACCTTCTCCAGAAGCCGTAGCAGCTGGTGAGACCTTAACCTTGGGCTTCTTCTTGTATTTGCTCATGAATCGGACTAGGTCATATGCCTTGCAGAATAGTATGAACTTATCTACAGATGGCTTGTCACAAGGGTTAGCTGTTGACGTCTTCCTAGAGATTTCTTCATGTAAGAGTCGCGGATCGATGTCTGGCGCTGGCAAGAGATGATAAAGCTTGAATATCTCAGCACGAGCACGATCGGGAATGTTCAGGCCCAAGACTAGGTCATACCACTTGAGGTTGCCAGGGTAATAGCCAACTATGTCTGCTTGTAAGGACTTGTCACGCTCCATGTGTCCACAATCAGCTCGTCCTTGCTCTTCTCCTACCAGATTTTGCCATCTTGTGTAGGATAAGTGCATATGTCGGGCTACATTTCGAGCTTGAGAGTAGTCGGATATAGCTTCATTGATCCAGCTCATAGCCAATCGGAACGCCACTTGCATGTCAGG